GGTTGTTTAGACCAAGTTTCTGAGTCCCAGTCCCATACATATTGTTCTGTAGGTACTGGTGGATCTTGTGTATCATCCATCGCCAACTCACCTGCTGTAGATTGATCTACTGCTTCAGGTAATTTTTTAAACGCTGAAGTTGCTGGGTCCCACCAATATTTATCCATCTCAACTGTGTCAGCACAGTCTTTCCATTGTAGATTTGAATGTGTTTCAAAAGTATTAGCAGCATCTACTACCTCTAATACTCTGTATCCTGCATTATCTTTACCTCTCGGCTCGATAGTGCTTACTAATGCTTTTTTAGCCATTTGTTACTCCTAAGTTAAATTAAAATTAATATTCTACAATTACTACGCCTGGACCACCTGCTCCTGAGTTATTCCCTGAACCTCCACCGCCTCCATAAGACTTACCAGCTTGAGCATTTCTAGTAAAGCCAAAACCAACATATCCTGATCCTCCACCACCGAAATATGAACTACCACCAGTTTGACCATAAGAGGTACTACTTGCAGGTCCAGTTCCATCCCCCCCTCCAATATTTAACTGACCTCCTGAACCAGTGCCTCCTAGACCTTTGGGTGCATTACCTGCACTAGTTAACCCTCCTTCTCCTCCTGTAGCTGAACAATAAGCACCAAAAGAGGATGTTCCCCCTGCATTACCAGTACTAGTAGAAGCTACAGGATTTCCACCTCCACCAACAGTTACAGGTACATTAGTTCCTGAAGGAAAAGGTATAACTTCAATAGCAGCACCTCCCCCTGCTCCACTACCACCAAACCCTGCAGGTGCAGTTGCTGCTCCCCCACTACCACCGCCACCAACTACTGTTACCTTAACTTTCTGAACATTACCAGGGTTAGTCCAAGTACCTGGTGAGGTGAATACATCCATGTTACTAAATCCACCAGCAATCCCTGTTAGAGATGAACCATCACCTGAGAATGATGATGCAGTAACAGTTCCGCCTGGGGTTGATATATTTCCTGAGGCTGTAATTGTCGTTGCGGATAATGTTCCTACTGTCGCTGTGCCTGGGAATGAAGCATCTCCGCCTGGGCTGGTTACAGCCAAAGTTCCACTTGATGCCGGTATCGTAATTGTGTTCGCACCCGCGGTTGCTGGGACATTAAGGGTTATCTCACCACTTGTATCGCCTTTTATTGTTATTCCTGCCATGACTTATTCCTTAATTATTAATATTCTACAATTACTACGCCAGCAGTGCCTGCACCACCAGAACCAGGTACTGCAAAAGGTCCTGAACCTCCACCACCTCCGTATCCTGTTCCTGGATGACCATTAGCTGGAGAATCAGGTGATGTACTTCCTCCATACCCATAAATAGAACCACCGCCAGCTGCAGAAAAACCTGAACCTCCTGTGATATTTAAAGTTCCTCCTGATCCAGAACCTCCTGGCGATGTAGAGCTATTAGCAGTTGGTAATAATTCTGTACTTCCAGCACCTCCGCCAGTAGCTGAACAGTATGCACCAAAGGACGAAGTACCACCAGCTGTCGCATTTCCAGCGGTGATATTTGTAGTTCCAGCTGCGCCAGCAGTTCCAATTGTCACGGGTACATTAGTGCCAGTAGGAAAAGGTATAATCTCAATAGCTGCTCCGCCGCCAGCTCCTCCAGAAGTACCAGCGTAGCCAGTATTTCCTCGACCATTTGCACCTCCACCACCACCTACTACGGTAACTTTAACCTTATTAACATTACCTGGGTTTGTCCATGTGCCTGGTGAGGTGAATACTTCCATATTAGAAAAACCACCAGCAATACCTGTTAATGAAGAGCCGTCACCAGAGAAAGAAGTTGCGGTTACAGTGGTAGCACCTATGGTAACGCCTGGAGTTGTAATATTCCCAGTCGCACTTAAAGCACCTGTTACAGCAACACCTGGTGCAGTTACGGCGACTACCGTAGAGCCATCACTCTGTACGCTAACATTACCCGAAGTATCTGAGGTTAACTGTAAACCCGTTGTGGTATCTGCATTAATATTACTAGCCATAATTTATCCCTATAAAATAACCCAGCGTTGTCCGCTTGGAATAGTTACTGTAACGCCTGAATTGATTGTAATTGGCCCTACACTCATTGCATTCTTGCCTGTAGACAACGTATAGTTTGTTGTCACTGTTAATTCGTTTTCTTGGAAGACTTGGTCACCACCTCCACCTGTGGCGCCTCCACCAATACTTCCCCAAGTAGTAGTATACCCCTCAAATGATCCGATGTCACTATTATACCTTATCATCCCAGTTTGTGGAGCACCTGGTCGTTGTGCAGTAGTACCGTTAGGTAAACGAATACTTGCTGTTGTTGAGAAAGTTAGAGTTGCTGGTGTTGTTAATGTTCCACCAGAGATTGTGATTCCTGTAAATGTTCCTGCCGCCGCTGCTGTAGCCCCTATCGCTGGAGGAGATGCAAATAATGCTGTAAACCCAGCTCCTGATACTGTGCTTCCTGCAGTTAAAGTACTAAATGTACCTGCTGCTGCCGAGCTTCCACCAATAACTGTACCATCAATAGTACCCCCATTAATATCTGCGCTAGAAGTCGAGATAGAAGCTAAATCGGTAACTACGCCGACTACATTGGTTGCATCGTTAAATACTAGAGTTGATTTGCCTGCTGGAACTGCAACGCCCGTACCGGTAGCATTTTTAATAGTAACTGTATCGGCAAGTCCATTATTAACAATATAAAATTTTTCTATGTTGGGTACGACTAAGTTTCTAGCACCACCTGATGTACCTGTTAAGTTTAGTCTTAAGTTACGTGCAGTTTGTGAAGCATTAGAATCAGTTAAAGTTAAGGTTACATCTGAGCTTGAGAAAGCAACATTAGCGGAACCTGTAATAGCTTCTTCAATCGCCGTACCTAAGTTAGTATTCGTTGTAGCACCCCATGTACCTGACTGGTCACCGGTGCCTATTAATTCGATCTTTAAATCTGAATATGTACTTGCCATAATAAATCCTTGAATTTATGCTATTTTAACTCGATTGGCCTTCTAATGGAATACTTGTTGCATGTACTCTAGTATGTCTTTTAGCGTCCCATGGTTCGCCACAATCAGAACATGTACCTGAATTATATTCTTCAGCATCTACGGTCATACCACAATTAGAACATTCAAGTTCTACTTCATATGCACATTGAACTGAACCATCTTCATTTTTCTTTGCTTCTATTTTTATCATGCTGCTATCCTTGTCCAATTTGGATTTTGTGATGTATCTATTAATCCCCATACTAGCGTAAAGCTGTTAGTTACTGCTTCTGCTTCAACACCAATAACTGATACATTCACTCCACTACCTTCTATTACTGTTACATTACCTAAACCACTTTGTAGTCTTGGTGTAACAATTACATAAACATTTGCGTCTGCGGTAACACTTTCACTTCCTAATCCGGTCGTACCTGCATTACCTGTGACATTAACGCTTACACCTGTACCTTCTATGACTGTTACAGAACCTGTTGCACTTGTACCTACTTCGCCTGTAACAGTTACATTTACACCTGAACCTTCTATGACTGTTGCTGTACCTAAAGCTGTTGTTCCAGCTAATCCCGTCACTGTTACATTTGCATCGGCTGTTACAGTTGTTCCACCATCAAGAACCGCTGTACCCTCAACTCCTGTAACGTTTACGTCTACATCAAATCGAATTTGTACTGTACCTACTGCACTTGTACCTTCAACGCCTGTAACACTAAATATTGCATCGCCAACTACGTCGGCTGTACCTAATCCAGTTGTACCTGCTACTCCAGTAGGATATGCATTTGCATCTGCTGTAACTGTTTCGTCACCAAGAATACCTGTTGCTGAAACTCCAGTAACACTGAAGCTTACTCCAGACCCTTCTATAACACTAACACTACCTAATGTTGTTGTGCCTGCTTCTCCAGTAACACTTGTAATAGCATCAGCACTTACAGCTACTGTACCTAGTCCTGTAGTTCCTGCTAACCCTGTAACACTTACATTTGCATCTGCAATTACAGAATATCCACTATCTATTACTCCTGTAGCAAATACTCCAGTAACATTTATATTCGCATCTGCTGTAACTGCTGCAGTTCCTAACGCAGAGGTAGCATTAACGCCTGTAACTGCGACAGAAACGTTTACATTACCAAGCGCCGAAAACGCGGCGGCGGAAAAAGGACTATCGGCAAACATTTAGAGTACCAGCCATCTTTGTCCTGACGGTACTGTTACAGTCACTCCTGGGTCTACAGTAACGGGTCCTACACTCATTGCATTATATCCAGCTGGTATTGTATAGCTAGAAGTTATAGTTGCATTATGAGCTATGATCCCATCATTAGCAGCTAAGTGATTACCTGATAAATTACCATCAACAGTAACATCGCCGTTTGCATCAGCATATATAGCTTTACCTGCAGGATATACACAGAATACATCTTTCTCACCAGCAGAGAAATTAACTAAACTACCAGCATTTGAAGATGCTAATACTGTATCCCTAGATAAAGTTGTTCCTGATGCAGTGTATGTACCAATACCTACTTCCCACTCATCACTTGTACCTAACTGTATTGTGTAATACGTAGTATTACCATCGCCGATAGCAGAGAAAGCTTGATAGTCAGTCGCTGCTCCAGCTAACGTTACGGTACCTGTACCTGTTGTGGTGGTAGTTTCCTTTACCCTGTCTTTAACAACAAGAGCCATATCAGCCTCCTATTAGGCTATTCTAATAATAGCGTTAGAAGCGTCAGCTGTAGGGAATACTACAGTAAAATCACCTGCTGTTGATGTCTTATCAGAACCAAAGTCTAATACTGCTACAGATTTGTTTGATTGTGTTGAATTATAGATCAACGCACCACGTGCTGTAATAGTAGAAGAAGTCCAAGTTTCATCATTAAAGTCTAAGTACGCTGTTGTACCTGATGAAGTTGGGGCAACGGTTGTAAGTGCTTGTCCACCAGCAACATATCCTGTACCTGAAACTTCGTTAGTAGCTGTGTATGCTGTTGTTGTCGCATCTAAAGTCGCTGATGATGTGTATAAAGCCATGTACATAGTGTCAGCAGTTGTTCCTGCACGAGCTACTGTAGTACCAAAAGCGTGAATACCATTCAATAAGTCCACTTTAAATGACGTACACATTGCTTGAGTAATTGCCATTTTATATCTCCAAAATTTTAATTAAATCTGAATGCCCTGCTTCACGCAGTTTATTCGCTATTGTTGTATGATTAGACTTAATCGCCTTTTTCATATATTGCACTAGAACATGTCTAATGTGGTTTTTGTAAGCTTCTGCTTGCTCACGTATTAACGGATTAGCATCTTGCGCGACATAAATAATCTTTGCTAGTGCCATCTCCGCTATCTGTTCGGGTGTGTGCCCGTGTCCTGGTTCAGAGGTAATTACATCAAACTGTAAATCCCCAAAGTTCATTTCTTTCATCGGTTAATCACCGGTATCCTTTCTTGCCCACTTCTGTAAGCATCGCGTCTGTTTTTACCCTCGCCTAAGTTTTGTAATAACTGCATTGCCTCATTATATCGAGCTGTATACATTGCTACCGTATCCGGCTCTTCTTTAAGGAACGCTGCGGCTTCAAGTAAAGCCCCATATAAGAGAGCACTGTCGAAATTATCTCCCAGCCAAGTATTACCGGCAGTAACAATAGACTCAGGATAATAATAGTAATGAAGCTCAGAACTGTAATTAGCGTCTGGTGTAGGTCCAAGCAACATCGTTGTATCATCGAATATAGCATAATATTGTGGTACTCCATAAAATGGTGAATCAGTATCAGGGAAAGATTCTCTAATAAAATTTACGTCTTTATTCAGTAAGTATGTATATTCATTATTAGCATTAATTACAGCTATACTAAAAGTAGATAACCAATCACTTGGCAAACTAAAATATTTATTTCCACTAGTCATATTACCTGTTACATTTTTACGTAAATCTGGTAACTGCACTGTATTATATATACGTTGCTCAGCATTCTGTATAAATGTATTTATATCAGTTGTACTATACTGGTTTTCAGTATAAGACTGTATCGCCGCTACTAATTGTGCGTAATTCATTAGTTATCCTTAAGCCATTGGGCCGCGAGCTTTTGTACCTTTAGTTGCTGCACCATTACCACGTGTGACTACACCTTCTGTTTTCACATCTTTTTCTGGGTAACCACAGCAAGATAAATCTTGACTATAATTTTCTGGTTGCTTGTATGTTACCTTAGCACCTTTTCTATCTTTGTTCATATTATACTCCTAAGTTGTTATTACAGTAACCGTGCCAACCCCGCCGGTTGCTTCTAAATCGTCTTCTAATCCTTCTAACCTCAAAGGATTATTTAGTCCTACTGGGTCCCATCCCCATTGAATATCTCTACTACTATATGTGCCTGATGGTACAAAACTTAAATCAGGTCTTGGATCACGCACTGCTTGTGGATCTTCTACAGGGTACATACCTTGTAAATTTTGTGGGTGATCGGGTTCCCAACATTCTTTGCATACTTTGATCTCAGTATTGTTTGTTCGTATTGTTAACTTTCTTAACTCTTTTAACTTAAACTGAAATCCACATCTGTCACAATCGGCTATTGCATTTTTGCCTGAGGTAAACTTATTAGCCATTTTTAACCTTTATAAATATTGAGGACGGGGCACTAATCTATAGTCTGCTTTTTCTCTGTCCTCTGTTGAAGCCAACATCCATTGTTCTTCATATTCTTGTTTTAAAAACTGAGTTCTATCTCCAGCATTAGGTAACTTCATACTTAAATAAAAAGCTAATCCTGCAACTAAACACGGCAAGAATCTAAACGGTATATCTTGAGTATTAACTCCGGTACCTGCATCTTGTATACGTCTTAATCTCCAATACTTAAATGTATAAGTATTATCTTGGTTTGGAGTAGGCCATACATTAATTGATGGCTGCGTTGCTTGTCTGTTAATCCAAACTTGAATCGGTCTACCTGTTGCATTCTTAGCAGGGATCGATATATAAGTATCTGCTGATATTCTTGATATTGTAATATCTTGTTGATTCTGACCTGTTCCTGTTCTAATTACATGGTCTAATAAATCAATTGTATCTGCAGGTAAATTATAAGTTGCTGTACCATTTGTTAAAGCTATAGAACCTTCTTCAATTGTCCAAAGATTAATTCCTCGGTTTGCCCATTCTGCAGTTAATAAGTTTAGGCTACGTCGTGCTGTTCTTAGATCATATCCAGTACGAAGTTCTTGACCACATCGTTCAAATGCTTCTTCGACTAACTGATTTAAATCTAAGTTAAATGCTGCTGTTCCTGAAGTTGCCATAATTTATCCTATTTCTTTTTCATTTTTATAGACTGTTTTAGTCTACGTACGCCTGATGAAGAGACTGAACCTCCATCCTGCATTTTTCTTTTTAGCGGTGCTACTCTTCTTGGTTTACCTGCTGGCTGACCAAGACTTTTCTTTTGTGCTATGCGAGACTTTTTCTCAGCTGATGTCATCTCACCTGAAGTCTTGGGGGTCTCGGTTGACACTCGTTTGCTAGGTCGGCAATACGGAGTACCTCGCGATTCCCCTTTCTGTCTACCGCACGGTTTACCCGTTCTAACATCTTTCCAATCTTCTTGGAACCAGCGTTTAAGCGCAGCACCTTTAGCTGTCTTTCTGACTGCCATTATTTACCTTTGTTTTTTCTACATTTAGCAATAGCACCAGATGCGTATGCACTAGGAAAAACTTTATATTGAGCCTTTACCTTTTTGTAACACGCATCTTTAACTGTACCGCCTTCCTTAAGCTTTTTAAGCTTTTTCTCAGACATACAACCCATGCCACGTGAAGCTCTCATTACACCATCATACCTTTGGTTTTACCTTTAGTAGCTACGCCGTCACAGCCTTTTTTAACTGAACCACCTTTAGCCATTTTCTTCATACCTTTGTGAGCTGAGTCTTTCATCATTTTACCGTCTGGCATTTTATGATAACCTTTTTTAGCCATACCACCTTTAGCCATCATTTTTTTCTTGTCCATCATTTTTTGCATGTCAGCTTTAGCCATACCACGGCCTTCTCGCTTCATCATTTTTTCTTCCTTCATCATGCCACCTTTTGCCATTTTTTTACCACCACATCCAGCCATAATTTTACCCCCAGTTTTAATTGTTTCTATTCCACGAGTGTTGCGTACTTCTTCTCGTGCTCTTTTCAAAGTATCAGGTTCATCGTCAGGAGACAATATAGTTTTTCTAAGACCTCTTGCTTTCCTAGCTTTACTGTATTTATCTTCTGCCACGATTACACCATTCTACCTTTAGTTTTACCACGAACGACACAGCCATCAGCTCGTTTAGAACATGATGAAACTTTGCCCCCTTTTTTATAATTATTCTTTGTCATGCCCATACCAACCTTGCCGCCTTTTTTCATGTAGCCCATTTTGTTACGAACATCTTTAGGTAATTTACCTAAGCTATCTTTTTTATCAGCAGGTACAGGTTTCATATCATCAGACTTTTTAAATCCTTCTGGTGGAGGTAAATCTGTTTCTTTCTCACCAAACATTTTTTTGTCTTCTTCTGACATACCGCCATCTTTATACTTCTTCACTTTAGTCTCCTTAGTAAATTCTTTCCCTACTTTCGTAGGTACCCCAACTTTCTTAGCAAACTCAGGATTGTTAGCCACAGCTTGCATAAACTTTAATTGTTTTTTACTCTTTGCTGGCATCGTCTTGCTCCATCGCTTTTATCTTTTCTCTGTGAGCTTTAGCATCAAATTCTTCTGGTTCCACAGGTTTTTCTTTTTTAGTTTCTTTTTCGTCAACTAAGAAAGGTTTTAGTGTTGCCATGTTACGACGTCTAGCTCTCCAGTTCTGAACAGTCTTAGTTTCACATATTCTAATTCCTGTCCATATAATAGTAAATAAAGCTGCTACTTCTGGTAACCATTGCAGGACAGAGCCTACGGCAGTAAATATAGAAGCTGCATCTATTGCGTGCTTTGTTGGTTCGTCCATATGATTCATCACCTTTGTTAACATTTCCATCTCCTACGCGCTT